GAGAAGACCATTCCCTACGCCATGATGACGATGACGATGAGGACATGGATGATTTAGACCCAGACACTACTACTGACTTACAGGGTGAGGATTACTATGACTCTAAACAAGAGAAAGCTCCTCCTGGTATGGAAGATTTTGTAGAAAAATTAAAAGCAGATGGTATGACAGATGAAGAAGCATTTAAAATTGCTTGGTCAAAATACAATGATGCTAAAAGAACTAAAACCAGACATGGTGATGCTGAACATGAGTCAGTTGAAGAAGCAAAATGGGGTCCAGCTAAAAAAGGGAAAACCATAAGAGGTGCTAAGTTAGGTAAATCATATCCTGTAATGGATGCTGGTCAAAAATCAAAAGTTCAAGCTATTGCTAAAAGACATTCAGGTAATATGGCACAAGCTATGATTGATATTGAAAAGATTAGAGGTGGATTAACTGATAATCCAGATGTTATGGAAATTCTTAGAGTAGCTAATGAAAGTGTTGAGGAAGCTAGAAAAGTAAAGCCTGTACAAGGAAATAAAAAAGAATATTGGAGAAGAGTTGATGCAGTAAGGAAAAAGTTTGGAATATTAGGAAAAGAAGGTGGCATTCTGAATTTAAATAAAGCTGCACAAAAGAAATACTTTGCCGCAGTAGATGCAGCTTTAGGTCATACTTTAGAAAATGTTGAAGAAAAAGTTTCAGTAGACCGTAGAACTAAAGGCTTTAAAGAAGCAATGATACGAAAAGAAAAGGCTAAAGCAAAGCGTGAAGCTAAGAAAGCACGTGAAGCTAAGACACCAAAGTTTAATACCGATGCTCATATAGACAAAGGCAATTATGAATATGATGGTGAAGTAGAAGAAGTACTTAAGAGAACATCTAATCAAATTATGGGCAAATTTAAAGAGGATGCAGCAGCTAATGCTAATGCACATGGTGGTGTAAACATGGCTCCTAATGCTAGGAAAAAGAAACCTTTAAGCGCAATTTATAAAAGATAATGAAAGACCAGATTGTTATGTTATTGCTGGGACTACTCATAGCTTTGGGTGGTTGGACAATGACACAAACGTTTAGTTTAAGTACCACTCAAGCAGTGATAGATGATAAGGTTGATAAATTAGAAAGACAAGTTGAAAAAATGCAAGACCAAATGGACGAAATGTTAAATGTAGATGAGGAGATTATGGAACAGCATGAGGATTTATTTAATCAAATTTTAAATAGTGCTGGTGGTAGTACACCATCATATAATTACTAATGCAAACATTTCAACAATACTTAGATGAGAATGGCTATACTGATGAGGCTCAAAAAAACCCTGGTGCAAGGCGTGCCAAGAGACTTGCTAGAATGAATGCCCATTTAAAAAAGACAATGGCAAAATACCGCGCAGCTTCTGATGCTGGAATTCATCCATCAAAAGTAAATCAAAGGCGTAATAAATTAACTATAAAAAAATAAGGCCTTTATTATGGATATTAATTATGGCTATACCAACTCCGGCACAAACTAATATTAATGTAGTAGCATCTACTACAGACTATTCACAAAAATCAAACCTAAAAGAATTACCTGGTTCATATTTGACCCAGGCTAGTGTGTTAGTGTATGATGACATAATGAGATTCCAAAAAAGTAGTGGTGGTTATTTTACTACAGAACAAATTGCTGATTTTGATTATGACCAATTTGCTGGTAATATAATATGGTTTATGGATGAGTTGGTTGGTATAGAATCAGATTGGAAAAAGAATGCTTCACCTGGAATTGAAGGAAATACTGCTTATGGCTATGTCCAATTTACTGAAGAAAGTGTTGAGACTGCAGTGAATAGATATATAGGTCATTTAAAAAGATTTAATGAAAGAAAAGATACAAGGTTATGGCAACCCTGGGGTATTCCACTTGGAACTGAGATACCCACACCCTTATGGTTAACAACACTTGCAAATTCTGATAAGACACATAAAGAAAAATTAGATGCATTAACATATGATGAGGTATTGGCTTTAGCATTTGTTCATTTGCATAGTAAAAAATCAAGAGATTCTAATTTTGCACTATTAGCCAAGGGAGATAAAGATGCTGCAAAAGAAATATATACAAGAAACCATCATACTAACCCAGATGCAGCAACACTAGCTAGATTAAATGGTTTTTTCTTGATTCATATAAAGAAAGCCAAAGCTTTGGTTATTAAATCAGCACAAATGGCTCCAGTTGTGTTATTAGCAAAAAGTCTATTGGCTGAAATAAAAACTTCAAGATATGCTGGAGTAATTGAGAAGGTTAAATCCTGGTTTGGATGGACGTAATTATATAAATAATACATAGATATAAGGAAATGAAATGGCAAAACCAACTACAAGAGCTACATTACAGGAATATTGCTTAAGAGCTTTGGGCTCTCCGGTGATTGAAATTAATGTAGACGATGACCAGATAGAAGACCGCACTGATGATGCAATACAATTCTACCAAGAATTCCATTCAGATGCTGTTATTCGTACATATTTAAAGCATGAACTTACTGCTGATGATATAACTAATAACTATATCACAGTAAGTGATAACGTTACGGCTGTTTTACAGATGTTACAGGGTGGCCAATCATCTGGTAGTTCTTTATTTGACATGGGTTATCATATGAGGCTTAATGATGTCTTTATGATTAAAGGTTTGTCAACTCAAATCCAAACATATGAGCAATCATTAAGACATTTATCTTTAATTGAGTCTAGTTTAAATAGTGTAGAACATTTAAGGTTTAGTAGACATATGAATAGACTTCACATGGACGAAGGCTTTGGGGATTTGGGTGCTGGTAGTTATATAGTGATTGAAGCATATTCAATTATAGACCCAACAACATATGCCGATGTATATAATGACTTATATTTAAAGAAGTATCTTACAGCATTAATCAAACGCCAATGGGGTGGAAATATGATGAAGTTCGAGGGCTTCCAACTCCCAGGCGGTATAACAATGAATGGCCGACAAATGTTTGATGATGCCATAGAAGAGATAAGATTATTAGAAGAAGAATGTAGGTTGACTTGGATGACTCCAGACAACTTTTTAATGGGATAATAAATGGCTACATCAGTATACTTTTCAGGCGCTGTACAATCTGAACAGAACCTTTATGAGGATTTGGTTTTAGAGAGTATAAAAATATTTGGACAAGATGTTGTCTATATTCCGCGTGAGCAAATCTATGAGGATGCATTATTAAATGAGACTCTAAATCAATATCGTCACGCCTACCCAATAGAAATGTACTTAGAAAACGTCGATGGATTCGAGGGTGATGGTAATCTATTAGGGAAATTTGGCTTAGAGATTAGAGACCAAGGTACATTTGTTTGCCCTAAGAAGCGTTGGCATAGTGTTGTAGGTGAGAATTTGTCAGATATATTTGGAAATACGGTCACGAATATGCCCTCTGAGGGTGATTTATTATGGATGACAATGACCAATAGGCTGTTCGAAATAAAGTACGTAGAGCCTAAGCTACCGTTCTATCAGTTGGCCACACTTCCAGTTTATACTTTTACGGCTGAATTATTTGAATATAATGACCAAAATTTTGATACGGGCTGGCCTGAAATAGATAACATAGAATTAATAAATGCTAACTCATATAGCTATACTACCACTGCCGCCTCTGATTCGAACCATTTTGAAATTGGTGAGTACGTTCATCAATGGACTGGAACTACTGATGATAGTGCCACAAACATCAATATTGTTGGCAAAGTAGCGGCCTATGAAAAAGTGGATGCACTTACTTATACTACGTTAATTGTATCCCCACATCAATCAACAAATGGTGATGGAACCTTTATGCAACCAGCTGTTCATGCCACACGGCTATTAGTTGGTCAAAACTCTGGTAGTTCAAGGGAGATTACTGTTGACTTAACAGGTACTACTAAGACTGAATATAACTTGGATGTATATGCAGATAATGATGAGTTTGAATTTGCAGGTGATAGTGTTATAGACTTCACAGAAACTAATCCATTTGGAGACCCATAATGTTTGACAATTGGTGGTATCATGAATCAACTCGTCGGATGGTCTCGGTATTTGGCTCTATGTTTAATGACTTAGAGGTCCATAAAAGAGATTCAGCTGGGAAGGTACTACAAAAAATTAAAGTTCCTTTAGCATATGCACCAAGGAGTAAGGTCCTTGCGCGATTAACTGAACAAACACGTGACCCTAATATAGCTCTTAAGCTTCCACGCATATCCTTTGAAATAACATCTATGGAATATGATGCTAATGCACGGGTATCTAAACACAAAAGTTATACAAAGGTTGTTGTAGGTGATACACTTCAATTGCATAAGTTAGGAGCACCAGCCGTATATAAGGTTGGATTCGAATTAAATATATTAGCTGCAACTCAAGATGAAGGTCTACAATTATTAGAGCAGATACTTCCAATGTTCCAGCCAGAATATACAGTAACAATTAAGGATATTCCAGATATGGATATATCCACAGACACTCCGATAGTTTTAGAGAGTGTCACTTTAAATGATGACTATGAGGGAGATTTAGTTACTAGGAGAGCAATTGTTTATACATTAACTTTTGGAACTCGTATTAGATATTATAGAGGCTTAGGTAAGAGCAAACAAATTCTTAATACTGAAGTTGATTTTTCAGAAAACGTTGACCCAACAACTCATAAAATTGAGACACTAGCGATAGATGGTACTACAACATCTGATGGCGCAGGCGGTTTCAAAGAACCATATACTGAAACCATTAACTTTTTTGACACGGACGTATAACAATGTATAATTATAAAGCAACATTATTAAGAGTCGTTGATGGTGATACCGTTGACGCAGAGTTAGACTTAGGATTTAAAATATTTATTAAAGAGAGGATTCGTTTAATGGGTATAGATACTCCTGAGAGTAGAACAAGAAATTTAGCTGAGAAATCTTGGGGTAAAGCAGCTAAGCATAGATTAGAAGAATTACTAGCAGAAGCTAATGGAGAATTCACATTAGTTACTAAGAAACAAAAGAAAGGAAAGTTTGGACGAATATTAGGAACTCTTTCAGTCTCAACAAAAGACGGTATCGTTGATGCCAATCAAGTTTTGATTAATGAACAACTTGCTATACCCTACACGGGCGGTAATAAAGAAGAGAGTAGAACTGCAGCAGGAGTATTAGATTTATGGAACACATATTATGAGCACCCTACAGAAGGTTGACCAAGATTACGAGGACGTAAGGAAACAACTTTTTGATTTAGCCGAACAAGGAGATGAAGCAATTGAGCTTATGTTAGACCTTGCACGTGAATCAGAACATCCAAGAGCCTTTGAGGTATTAGGTCAACTAATTAAAAACAATGCTGAAATTGGGGAGAAGATTCTTAAACTTCATAAAAGTAAAAAGGAAGTTGATAAAGAAGACCTACCTGCTCTAAGTAGAGACCCAACAAACAATAATGTATTTATTGGTTCTACTGCCGAGCTACAAAAAATGTTGCGTGATGAAATAGTAATAGAGCAAGAACCAGATGGGTAGAGAAAGTATGTATCTTGGCAACCCTAATGTTAGGGG